GATACACCAATCTATTTAATGGAAGCAGATGTCTTAAAAGGTGGAGCAAGTGCTGCATCTGATTTAGATTTATTTGTATCATATGAAGTTATAGACGACGCGTAGGAGGTTTAAATTATGGCTGGCAATGGCGGAATAATTGGACCAACACAAGTTATCTCTCGTAAAGATAAAACAACAACATTTACATCATCAGGTACATTTTATAAATCTGAAAATAATGCACCAGGAACGGCTAGTGTATTAGTAGTAGCAGGTGGTGGCGGTGGTGGAGGCTACGGCGGTGGTGGTGGAGCTGGTGGTCTTAAATTAACTAATTGTCATCCACTTCCTGCATCTAGTGTTACAGTAACAGTCGGCGGTGGTGGAGCTGGAGGAAAATCTCCATCTCCAGGTATAAGAGGTGTAACAGGTTCAGATTCAAATTTTGCATCATCAACACCTTTGTCAACTTGTGGTGGAGGTGGAGGTGGAACAGCAACTCCTAGCCCTAACAGTATTGCAAGTGGTTTAAATGGCGGATCTGGTGGTGGAGGAGCAGGTACAAATGTTGGTGGAGCGCCTAACGTGGCAGCTGGTACAGGAGTTTCTGGTCAAGGTAATCCAGGTGGTAATGGACGAAGTGGAAGTCCTTCTACACCTTATACTGCAGGTGGTGGAGGAGGAGCTGGCGGAGCTGGAACTGCAGCTGTAGCATCTCCTAACACAGCAGGTCCTGGTGGAGCTGGTTCTGATGTATCTTCGACTTTTGGTACTGGTGTTGGTGTATGTGGAGTTTTTGCTGGTGGCGGCGGTGGAGGCCGAGGCGGTTCTGGTGGATGTGGTGGTTCTGGTGGCGGTGGTAAAGGTGTAATTTCAGGAAACACATTACAACCTTGTACTCCAGGAACAGTAAATACTGGAGGTGGTGGCGGTGGTGTTTGTAATGCAAACCCTGCAGCTGGTGCAGGTGGATCAGGAATTGTTTTAGTTAAAGAAACTTCTTCTGGAGATTTTTCGGCTCCTGGAGTTTGGGACATGAGTTCAGTATTAGAAAACGTAAAAAGTGATACTTGGCCAAAATTAGGATTTAAGATGAATTATTTAGTGGTAGCTGGTGGTGGAGCTGGTGGTGGACAAGGTGGTGGAGGAGCAGGTGGTTACAGAGCTTCAGGTTTTGGGCCTAACCCATTACAAGGAACTACTGTTCATTTTTCTCCAGGACCTTATAGTATAACAGTTGGTGCTGGTGGTGCAGCTGGTTCTAATCCAAATGGAGCTGGAACTGCAGGTAAAGGATCTGACTCAGTTTTTAATCATATAACATCCACAGGTGGTGGAGGTGGACAACATGGATCTGGTGCAGCACCTTTAGCTTGTGGAGCAGGTGGATCTGGAGGTGGAGCAGGTTATCAAACTTGTAGTTCTGGTGCTGGTAATACTCCTCCTGTAGACCCTCCTCAAGGTAATCCTGGAGGATGTGGACACAATTCTGGATTTTCTACTGCAAAAGGTGGTGGAGGTGGTGGAGCATCTCTTCCTGGAATAAGCGCAAATACAGGAATGGCTAAAGGTGGAGATGGAGGAGCAGGTGTATTAAATAATATTAACGGATCTTGCACAACATATGCAGGTGGCGGTGGAGGAGGTGGAGATAATCGATCTGGTCCTTCGCCAACTGGTAAAGGTGGTGGAAGCGGTGGTGCTGGTGGTGGTGGAGATGCTGCTACGGGTACGAATAGTGGGCCTATGTGTAATGCAGCGGCTGGAACAGCTAACACAGGCGGCGGTGGTGGTGCTCGTGGTTATGGTCCTGGATTTGGAGCAGGAGCAGCAGGTGGCTCTGGAATTGTAATTGTAAGAGCTCCAGCTGAGGCAACTCTTGCAGTTTCGCCTGGAACTAATTCAACATCGACACACCCTACTGGAAGTAAATTAGCTACATTTACCGTATCAGGGACGTTGACTGTAAGTTAAAATTAAATTATAAATATAATATTTAAGGAGTAAAAATATGGCACATTTTGCAGAATTAAAACAAGAACCAGATCAGTTTGATAATTCAAAAACAAATTTAGTTGTTCAAAGAGTGGTTGTTGTAGGAAATGATATTAACACAAGTTCAGGTTTACTTGGATTAAACGACATGCATATAGATGGTGAAAAATGGTGTGAAAATTTTTTTGGTGGTGGCACTTGGAAACAAACTTCTTACAATAATAATTTTAGAAAATCATATGCAGGTATGGGAATGGTTTATGATCCTGTTAAAGATAAATTTCTTGAAGCGCAGCCTCATGCATCATGGTCACTTGATTCAAATGATGATTGGCAAGCACCAATAACATACCCTTCAATTACAGAAGATGGCAATGTTATTTACATAATTTCTTGGAACGAAGATAAATATAACGCTGACAACACAAAAGGTTGGGAAGCAAAAAAATCAAACGACGAAGCGGAAACTCCAACAATTTACGATTGGAACGGCACAGCTTGGGTGTCCGCGTAGGAGGACACTATGCCCAGAAATAAATCTGGTTCAACAAATGGTGGAATAATTGGAAAAACGAATAAAAGTTCGTTTGGAAATTGCACTGTTACAACTAAAACATCGACAGGTAGTTTAACTTTACAACCAGGAACAAGACAAATAAGCACTACTATTGTATCAGGTGGTGGAGGCGGTTCATTCAACGGTGGCGGTGGTGGAGCTGGTGGAATGAAAACAATCGAAAATTTACCAGTAAGTGGACCAACTGTTCCAATAATAATTGGGGGAGGTGGAGCTGGTGGAACTGTTTGTTCGCCTAGAAATGCTTGTGCTGGTAGTCCTAGTGCTATTACAACTTCTTGCGGACTTCAATCAACATCAGGTGGTGGTATAGGTGGCTGTTCCGCTGCTCCTGGTAGACCTGGAGGATCAGGCGGAGGTGGAGGTGGCACAAACGCGTGTGGAGATCAAACTGGAGGAGCTGGAATTTGTGGTGAAGGTAATCCAGGTGGCGCAGTATGTCAACCTCAAGCATCGGCTGGAGGTGGTGGTAAAGGTGCTGTTGGTGGAACTGGTGGCTCACCCACTGTTGCCGCGACAGGTACTGGTGGCGGTGGTGGTAATGGTGCAGCTAGTCCTTTAAACTCTACAACATACGCAGGTGGTGGTGGCGGTGGAAACTGGAATGGTGGTAGTCCAGCTCCTTCAACACAACCATGTGGTGGATCAGGTGGTGGTGGAAAAGGTTCAAGCACTTCAGATAACGCAACAGCAGGTGGAACTAATCAAGGTGGTGGCGGAGGTGGTGGACGTGCTGGAAATGGTGGTGGCGGTGCAGCAGGTGGTTCAGGAATAGTAGTCGTAAAAGAATTAAATAGAGCAAGTGGTGTGTGGTCAATGCAAAGTCAATTTAGTGCCAAGTCTGACGGAACATGGCCATTTAGAACAGCGTCAGTAGATTATTTAGTAATGGCTGGTGGTGGAGGTGGTAGCGTAGGATCTGCTGTTGGTGGCGGAGGTGGAGCTGGAGGCTATAGAGCATCTGGTTATGGACCAAGTCCATTAAGAGGTTCTGCACAAAGTTTAGCTTTGGGAAGTTATTCAATAACAATTGGGGCTGGTGGATCTGGGCAAGCTAGAGGTAGTGATACTACATTTGCATGCATAACATCTACAGGTGGAGGTGCAGCTTTTGCTGCACCAGTAGGACCTGGTTTGGCTCCGCCAAACGCTAATGGTGGATCTGGAGGTGGACCAAATTATAATGGTTCTTATCCAAATCCTTTTGGGACAAACCCTTCAACATATTCTGTATTCCCTGCAACTACAAAAGGTTTAGGAAATACCCCGCCCGTTTCTCCTCCTCAAGGTAATCCTTCAGGTGGTGGAGGATTTAATGATAACGGACCTACTTCACACTACGGTGGTGGTGGAGGTGGTGGCGCAGGAGGTGTCGGTGGAGATTTTAACGTATTATCTGGTGGTAGTTCACCTACTCCACTTCATGGTGGTGATGGAGGTATTGGTGTTGGATCAGCGATTAATCCAAGTCCAGGTGTTGGAACACCAGGACCATGTGGATCTTTAAGATACTTTGGTGGTGGTGGCGGTGGTGGAGCTCAAGGAGCATATGATAGTAAACCACCTATAAGAGCAGGTATAGGAGGATATGGTGGTGGAGGATGTGCCTCTGCTTGTAGAGGTGGTCCACCTAATCCATGGTATCCAAGAACAGCAAATGCTCCTGGTCACTCTGGAGTAGATGGAGAAGCTGGTGCTGCTAACACTGGAGGTGGTGGAGGTGCAGGTGGTAAAGATACAGGTGTTCAACCTGGTGCAGGATCTGCTGGAAACGGTGGCTCTGGTATAGTTATTGTTAGAACACCTAGTGATTTTAGTCTTGCGGTTACACCTTGTACTAATGCAACTTCAACTCACCCTGGAGGAGATAAAATAGCTACGTTTACAGTTACTGGAACGTTGACAATTTCTGGATAATCATTATAAGAAAGATATAGAAAGAATATGAATTTTTATACCCATCAACTTTTTTCTAAAGTTGTATTTGAAACACAATTAGACTATTCTAAAAAAGAATTAGATAATTTTATAACTGCTTTTAAAAAATATAAAATTAAAGATACTGCAGAAATTAAATATAATACAAAAGCAAGTGAAACTAAATACATTTTAAATAATAAAAAATTTAAATCTTTAAAAAACAATCTTTTAAAACAATTTAATTTATTTAAAAATAGTGTTTTAAAATATGAAAATACTAATTTCGACATAACTACGTCTTGGTTAGCTATAAGTAATGAAAAAGATTTAGGTGTTAGTCACAATCACAGAAATAGTTTTTACAGTGGAATTTTTTATTTAAAAACTCCTAAAAATTGTGGTGATGTACAGTTTCAAAATTATGAAAATAATAATTTTTATATTGAGCCAACAGTTAAAAATTCTTATAATTCAACACAATGGCAATTTAAAGTAAAAGAAAATTTATTATTATTTTTTCCAAGTGAACTGTATCACACAATTTTAAAAAACAATTCTAAATCAAATAGAATATCTTTAGCTTTTAATATCGTGCCAAAAGGCAGATTTGGATGCAGTGATTCTGAACTACATATAATGCCTCTTGACAATATTTAAATAATAAGTATGTTCTCCTCATAGTAAAAAAGAAAGAATATGAATTTAACAAATTATTATTGGTATTTTCAATCAGTAGTTCCTGCTAGAATTTGTGATGATATTTCTAAATACGGAAAACAACTTCAAGAACAAATGGCAGTCACTGGTGGTTATGGTAATAAAAAATTAAATCAAAAACAAATTAAAGATTTAAAAAAGAAAAGAGATTCTAATATTGTTTGGATGAATGATAGATGGATTTATAAAGAAATACAACCATACATTCATAGTGCAAACGCAAATGCAGGTTGGAATTTTAATTGGGACTTTAGTGAGTCTTGTCAATTTACAAAATATAAAAAAGGTCAATACTACGATTGGCATTGTGATAGTTGGGATAGACCCTATATTAGAGAACATCCAAACGATCCATCGCATGGTAAGATTAGAAAATTATCTGTAACAGTAACATTATCAGATCCAAAAGATTATAAAGGTGGTGAGCTAGAGTTTGATTTTAGAAACTTAGATCCCGATAAACCTAGAAAACCTGTTAAATGTAAAGAAATATTACCTAAAGGATCTTTAGTTGTATTTCCTAGTTTTGTATGGCATAGAGTGTGTCCAGTTAAAAGTGGAGAAAGAAACAGTTTAGTAATATGGAACTTAGGATACCCATTTAAATAATATGAAAAAGAAAAAAGCTAAAGCTAGAAAACAAAAAATTAAAAAAGAAGTAGTTGGTTATCCAAAACAATTACAATTAGAACAATATTTTGCATCTCCTATATGGTTTGCAGATGAACCAAAATTTGTAGATAGTTTAAACAAAGCGTCAGACAAATATATTGAAGCATCTAAGAAAATATTAAAACCACAAATAGATGAACGTAATAAAAAGTTTGGTGACAAAGGTGATATGGGTCATGTGTTTCATTCAACAAGTTTAATTGGTGATCCTAATTTTTTAGAATTACAAAACTATATAGGTGCAACGGCAAATAATTTATTAGGTGAAATGGGATTTGATTTAACTAATTATCAAGTGTTTACTACAGAATTATGGGTGCAAGAATTTGCTAAAAAAGGTGGAGGACATCACACATTACATACACATTGGAATGGTCACATATCAGGTTTTTATTTTTTAAAAGCAGATGAGTCTACATCATTACCAATGTTTGAAGA